CGATTTGCTAGCCTTTGTGCTGGACGAATTACACCAAACCAGCAACGGACATCGGGGCTTGAAGCGGTCCGACCTCTGGAAAGAAACAATCCTGAAATCAGCCGCAGGAAGGAGGGACGCGAGTGTACAAAACGCAACCAAGACAAAGAGCAAGAGTCAAACCAAAGCCTGAACTGCCGAAAGATATCGACAGCAAGCACGAACTGGCTTATCTGAGGATACTTGAAGAGCGACACCGATTAAAAGAAATCCAAGCCTATTACCTCAAGCCGGGAAGCCTCAGAACAGGCACAGGCGTGCGATACGAACCGGACTTCCTGGTCATCACAAATCAGGGATATGTCGAATATCATGAAGTTAAAGGGGCAACCCGTTTCGCCTCCAAAGGGATCGCCAAACTGAAGATGGTGGCACATCTTTTTTCAGACTTTGCCTTTGTGCTTGTGCGTGGGCTCGAAGGTAAACAAGTTGTGCCGGGCGGCAAGACGGTTAAAGTCGTCACGTTTGAATACGAAGACATCTCGTGAACAAACGAGAACTTCAGGCGTTTACTGACGCCGTGCGACAATCCGAACACGAAGACTTGTCGGCCTGATAAAACTTGACATTTAGACGCCTATACAAGTATATATGTACCAACAAGGTAACACCTGAGAGGATACCACATGGCATTGAAAACGCTTGCGATCAAACTGGATTCAGTCTCGCCGGACCCCGCAAACGTCCGAAGACACCCCGAAGACAACATCCAATCCATCATGGCTAGCCTGAGGGCTTTTGGGCAGCAAACCCCAATCGTTGTTGATGCCCGGAACATCATCCTTAAAGGCAACGGCACCTACGAAGCAGCCAGGCGTCTGGGATGGGACAAGATTGATGCCGTACGATCTACGTTAGACGGATCGTCCGCCGTTGCTTACGCGATTGCGGACAACCGCACGGCCGAAAAAGCGGAATGGGATAACGTAGCTCTCGGCAAAACCTTACGCGAACTCGAAAGCTCGCTTGATTCAATCGAAATCACAGGTTTTACTTCGAAAGAAATCGACAGATTGCTTGATGACGCAGCAAGCCAGATGCTTCAGGACTCCGTGTTAGCGAGGGATGAAGACGACGACGAAACCGACGACGAAGAAGAACGCAACGAAACAGAGGAAGAAGCACCTGACGTATTTGGCGTCAGGACGCTTGTTCTTGCCTACACCGGATCCGAGTTTGAAGAAGCGCTGTCAATCATAAACGCGCTGAAATCCAAAGACGTCTCTGTCACGAGTGGTATTGCGGTATTACGAGCCTTAAGGAGCTATGCACAACATGTCTGACGAATTCTTGGTGATTGAGTCCGGACAAATAACCGAAGGCGGGGACCCAAAACACCCATGCCTAGGCTGTTTGACTACAGGGTGGGACAAGACGTCCGAAGTGGTTAAAGGCGACACAGCGTATGTATACGCTTTCAACGCAACGGTCTTGGTGAGCACGCCAACCCGCCGCCATGCTATCCGCCCGGGCGAATACGGACGTTTTGCCGGGCCCGCAAAATTCACAAACACGAACGTGACAGAAGAAAACGGCGGGCATTTTCTCGCCGTCAAAAACAACCATTCAGGCACAACGCTCAAGGGTGGGCCAATCGAGCAAACGGGTAGGCTACGCTACATTGACGGATGCACCGACTCATTGCTTTTGCCACCTGACAAATACGGCGACCCGTGTTTAAACCACCTTCACTTCCCGCAAGGGATTGACCAGACGATGCATATCCACCCATCAGCAAGGATCGGCATCGTTGCCCGAGGTCGTGGTGTAGCAATCACGCCAGATAACGAATATGCGTTAATTCCGGGCCTCGCTTTCGTCATCACGCCTGACGGTCTTCACCGATTCAGAACAGAAGGCGAAACCATGGACGTGATCGCATTTCACCCCGAAAGCGATTTTGGCCCGCAAGATGACGACCACCCGATGGTCAACCGGACAATCGTAGACGGTGTATCGGCGGCAAAGATCAAAAGCATCAGAACTATTTGAATGCAAAACTTGGCGGCAACCGCAAAACTAAACAGTTGCGGTTGCGGTCAAATGAGACAAGGCGATTAACAGTGGCTGACTTGTTCAAAACGCTTCCGTATGACGTCTGGACGGCGGCAAAATATCGGGTCCGTGTTGCTTACGAGACTTACGATAATGTTGTCGTTTCGTTTTCAGGCGGCAAGGACTCAACAGCAGCACTTCAGGCGACAATAGCTACGGCAAAGGAACTAAGACGGTTGCCCGTTGAAGTCCATTTTTACGATGAAGAAGCGATACCGCCCGAAACAGTCGAGTACGTCGAAAGGGTCAGAAAGCTGCCCGAAGTATGTCTGAAATGGTTCTGCCTGCCTTTGAAGGCTCGGAACGCTTGTTCGGCGACATCGCCTGACTGGTATCCATTTCACCCTGACGAAAAAGATATTTGGGTGCGACCTCTACCCGCAAACGTCATCACAAAACATCCCGACTTTCGAATGGGGATGGAGATCGCCTATTTTTCGGCACTCATGCTAGCAAAACGGGCTGAATCGACTGCGTTGGTTATGGGTATCAGAATGCAAGAGTCGATTACACGGCTGCGGGCTATCCAGCACAAATCGGATTCTGAACGCGCTTTTTTTTCGCCATCAGATAAACATAAAAACGTAGTGAAGTGTTATCCGGTGTACGATTGGCTTGCGGATGATATCTGGACGGCTCCGCAACGGTTTGGATGGGATTATAACAAGGCTTACGATGTCATGCAGAAATCAGGTTTATCTATCGTATCGCAACGATGCTCACCAGCATTTGGCGAACAGCCAATACGAGGATTGCACAGGTATGCGACATGTTGGCCAGATCTATGGGAACGAATGATCCACCGAGTGCCTGGAGCCGCGACAGCAGCCCGATACGCCAACACGGAACTTTACACAGGCTTCGGCGCAAAAGAATCAGACGTTTCATGGAAGGCTAAATTCGAAATCGGTTTTGCTCGATTGACGCCTGATTCAAGAGACGAAGTCCGGGATGCTATACGAAAGGTAATCAGCATCCACAATAATTACACGCCTGATGTAATGCCTGACCACGAACCACATCCCGAAACCTCGATGTGCTGGCGAAAACTCTACAAAATTGTTTTGGCTGGCGGAAACAAGTTTGGCCGCCAAGAGCAGAAGGCAACTAAAGATATCCTGAATCACAGAATCAAACTGGAAGAAGGCGGCAAATGAAAATAGGAACTGACAATCAACCAATCGGCAAAGTCGTTTGGATAGACAGATCGAAACTCAAAGCGAACGATTACAACCCGAATCGTCAATTCGGACCGGAACACGAACTCTTAAAACGCTCGATCATCGAAGACGGATGGACGCAACCGCTTGTTGTCCACGCAGGAACGAGAGTGATTATTGACGGCGAACATCGTTGGAAAGCGTCAGATGATCCGAGGATCAGAGAGATGACGGGATCGCTCGTCCCGGTCGTGTTTGTCGAGGCTTCACGATCACACGCACAATACTCAACTATTCGTCACAACCGCGCACGGGGCCAACACGGGGTACGTCCGATGGGCGATATCGTCGTGGAGTTAATCAAAGCCGGAAAGTCGGTGAAGGATATCAAAATCCAACTCGGCATGGAAACCGAGGAGATTGCGCGGCTTGCAGAAAGCCGAGGATTACCAGTTTTGATTGGAGAAGACAGGGAACTGGCAAAAGCACGAATACCAAAGAAGTGGACACCTTACAGCAAACGAAAATCCGTTATAGCCGAGAAGGCAAAAAAAACCAAGGCAGAGCCATGACTCCGGCCAACCCATACCCATTATGGATAGAAGCAGTCAAGAAGACAACACTGAACAGAGTAGATAAATGACCAATACGACTCCAGATACCCCCCCCGAAAAAGGGGAAAGGGGCGAAAGCGAGACAGAACTTTATGATCTTACCAAACGCTCTGCTATCAAGATGGTTCAAAAGGCACTCAATCAGCGATGGAACATTCCTGACAAACTTTTAGAGGCCTTACCTCTTATGCTTGTTCAGGAACTCAACAAGACCACCGTAGTGCGTAATAAGATAGCCCTTACGCGATTGCTAGTAACAATGGCGAGCGAGAATCGGGCAACCGCTCACATGGGGCTCCAAGCCGTACAGGGACCTTCAGCAGCGGTTTCTGTTATTGTGAATGGTGCGGAAGGCGTCACAGTGGATCAAAAGCTATCTGTCGAGGATATTACGGGTGTTATCAACGAACTACGAGTACTTGGCATCGTTGATATGCAAAACCCAGAACCTCAAATACTCGCTTCACAAGCCGAGTAAAAAACAGAGAGCCTTTCTGGCGTTAGCAAGAACAGGCCAATATCGCGAGATATTTTACGGAGGGGCAGGCGGGGGCGGCAAATCAGACGCCCTTCTTATGCTGGCTCTTCAGGATGATTGGCTTCAGGATTCAGACTATTCTGCTTTGATACTTCGGAAGACTTTCGTCGATCTCAATCAGCCGGAAGGGATTCTGAACCGCGCTCAAGAGTGGTTGTTCGGTCGAGAAGGCGTGACATGGCAGGCACAGCACAACCGCTTCCAGTTCGACACTGGGGCGGTTCTTCAGTTCGGGCACTGCAACGGACCCAAGGATCATCTTAAGTACAGAGGCGGCAAGTACAACATCGTATGCTGGGACGAGTTGACCGACTTCCCTGAAGAGCAGTACACGTTCCTGTTCAGCCGTCAGAGACGACCGCTCGGCTCGACATTGCCGCTACTGACAGCGGCGGCATCAAACCCCGGCGGAACAGGTCACGCTTGGGTCCGATCACGATTCGTCAAATCCCAAGCGACTGGGCGTTTTTTTATTCCAGCCTCTTATTTAGACAATCCCCACCTTGACCAAAAGGCTTACGGTGAAACGCTTGACAATCTGCTGCCGACCGAACGGGCCCGGATCAAGCACGGTGACTGGGACGTTCTCGACGGTTCAGCTTTGTTTGATCGCAGATGGTTCAAAATCGTCAATCAATTGCCGGAAGGGCCGAGGTTAAGCGTGCGGTCGTGGGATACAGCGGCAACGCCCGGCGGCGGCGATTACTCGGTTGGACTACGAATACACAAGATCGAAGAAGAGTATTTCATTGATTCAATTGTCCGGGGCCAATACGGGCCATCAGATTTAGATAGGATCCAACGCGAAACAGCCGAATCTGATGGCGAGGACGTCATCATCTTGCTCGAGCGGGAACCGGGCAGTGCCGGAAAACGGGTCAACCAGTTTATGCGTCAACAACTTGAAGGCTACATTGTTTTTGAAGAATCAGCATCAGGCGACAAATACTTCCGTGCTACACCAGCCGCAAGGGCGGCGTCGAATGACAAAATCCGGCTTGTCAAAGGCTCGCACATAACCGCCTTCATGGACGAAGTGCCTGCCTTTACGGGCAAAGATGGTGTTGACGCCCATGATGACATCGTTGATGCGATGAGTCTCGGCTTCAATTATCTATCAAGACGAGTCGGAATGTCGTTAGTATAACGATAGGGATACACACCTCAAGGGGGCTAAAAGATGGCGAACATTCCGAACATGCTTGGTCGTGCGGTAAACTCAATCGGCACATGGGCATCGGCACCAGCAAGGTTCCTGTTCTCAGGCCGGGGCGGCGGGGGCGGATTCTACGCGATTAGAGCGGCCCAAATTCCATCGGCACGCTTCAATTGGATCCAAGAAGCAGGCGATTTCAGGCAAAACCCGGTCGTGGCTTTAGGTCTCGATTGGATCACACGCAACGCCACATCGGTTCCCTTGGAACTTTGGATCAAAACAAAGTATGGTGAAGCCGTGCAACTTGAAGGGCACCCGCTTCTCGACTTGATTAAGAACCCCAACCCGATATATTCAGGCCATGCCTTACTTTCGGCAACCATCATTGATACGCTTTGTGTCGGCAATGGATACTGGGCAATCGTTCCAAACGCAGGCGGGCGGGTGGCTGAACTTTATTGGCTTGATGGTCGATACATGGCACCGGACTTCCCCACTGACGGTTCGGTTTATCTGAATGCTTGGAAGTATATACCAGCAAGCACCGGACGTCCGGAAATTTTCGATCCAGCACAAATTGTCGAATTCAAAAAAGGGATTGATCCTTGGAACGACCGCCTTGGATACTCGCCTCTGCTGGCTTGCTGCCGGGAGGTGGCGTTAATCAATATGATCTCAGGTTATACCGCAAGCATCCTGAAAAACGTGGGTGTAACCAATATGGTTATTTCACCAACTGGCGAAAACGCACTCAACAAGACTCAGGCGGAAACGCTCAAACAATCAATCATGCAGTCAATCGGATTGGATCGGCAAGGCCAACCGCTTATCCTGACATCTCCCGCTTTAGTCGAATCAATCGGCACGAAACCCGCCGAAATGATGCTTCCAAACGTAGACGGAACCGCTGTCGCACGCATCTGTTCGGCGATGGGCGTTTCGCCGATGGTTCTTGGCCTACCAGATGAGGGCAAGACATATGCCAACTACAGAGAGGCTCAGCGGGCGGCATGGATGAATTCAATTATTCCATTCCATGAACTTCTGTCAACCTCAATCGAAAAGCAGTTGCTCAGGCTTTACGACCCATCCGGGCGGATGTATTTGAAGTGGAACTACGCAAACGTCGAAGCTTTGTCAGAAGATCACGAACAGCTTGCATCCAAGGCGACAATGCTGTTCAAGGAGAATATCATCACTCGAAACGAAGCGAGAATGATGGTGGGTCTCGAGGAGATCGAATGTGGCGACCTGTTCGCAGCGGATGTGACAAAAGCCCAACCAGCACCAATGATGGGGAACGGAGGATACGATGGCAAACAGCCTAATGAGTCCGAAGAGGAAGACGAAACAACCGAAGAAGCGGCAAACGCCGAAGCCGAAACCGCCTAAACAACTCATTCCCCGCGAATACGAGAACCAGCTTTTCCTGCCGATCCAAGCCCTATGTCTGGAATATTGGCGGGCAATCAAGCCGATCTACGCCGAAAAGATCAGGGTAGCAATGGGGCCAGTGCAAAAGCGGGCTCCAAAGGTTACAGGCACGTTTTTCGAGATACGCGAAAATAAGCATGTCAAACGGTTTATAGCCAAGTTTACGGCTCAAATCGACCAATCTGCACGGACCGCTACGGTGCGATACGGCTTGGAGCCCGCTGACGAATGGTCAATCACGAATCAATCGGTTTACGAACAGATTACCGACAGCCTTGTCGGTCTGTGCCAGACGACCATAGATGAGCTTACAGCGACAACGGGGAAGGCTTACGATCAAATACTGGCTGAACTCAGGCAGGAGATTCTGGACAATCAGAAGAGCGGGCAAACCATTCTGTCTTTGACCCAAAAACTCGAAAAGTTTTTCAGCACCGATTCAGCATGGCGGGCTCGCAGGATCGCTCACACCGAATCGGCACGGTCGAACAACATCGGATACATCGAAGGGGTGGCCGACTTTGAGGAGGTTCTAGGCTTTGAATGGTGTCTGTCATCAGATGCGTGCGAACTATGCCATGCTGTCGGGCTTGACAAGGAAGGTCTTCCAAGGCAAATCGCAAAAGGCTCAAACTTTGCCATCAACATGAGCGGAAACGCAAGTTATTCACAGATCAGATGTCCGCCTCTGCATCCGAATTGCCGATGTGCCGTGAACCCAGTATTAGATTTCGAAGAGACCCGTTTCGCGACACCAACACGAATTGAAGCGGGTAAAATCACAGTACAATCCGTGACTCCAAGGGCAAGTCCGCCGCTAATTGACTTGACGACCCAAGGAAGCCTACGGTTAGAAGTCGATGAATGACGACTTGCTAGCGAGCAGCCCGAATTGTAACATACTCAATATCGACAAGGCCAAAACCGCAACCAAGGGACCAACCAGTGAAGATATACTTAGACCTCAAGAGGTCAAGCAATACAGGCGGTTTTGAAGGATATGGGTCCGTATTCTGGAATATTGACAAGCACGGCGATGTGATCTTGCCCGGTGCATTTCGGGACTCATTGCCGAAATTCCTTGACGAGGGCTTTATGGGCGGAGTTGGGCACGACCATGATCGACCCGCCGGAAGGTTCGTGAAAGCCTATGAAGATGATCGGGGCCTATTCGTCGAAGGGAAGTTTAGTGACGTGACTTCCGGCAAGGAAGCCCGCATCCTCTTGATGGATCGTGTCGTACAAAAGCTCTCGGTCGGACTGGATCGCGAAGGGCTTGAAACAAGCCAGGTCACGGCGGGCCAACTCAAGGCCATGTGGCAGAAGGCTGGATACAAACCAACCGCTGACGATGATCGCAGGCTAAAGGGACGCAAATCAATCCGGCTTATCCACCGAGCAAGTCTTAAGGAAGTATCACCGGTGACTATACCAGCAAACGACGAAGCGAGAATACTGGCAGTCAAGAAGTTAAGCGAAAACCATGAAGATCTTCCAGAAGCCTTTGTCAGTTTTGTTGCGAAGGCAAGAAGGATATTTTGGGGGATCGCACGCCTAGACATCAAAGCCGGAAGAGTCTTGTCCGGCAAGAACGAAATGAAACTCCGGGCTATGGTTGAAGTCCTGACATCCATCACAGACGAGATGAACAATCTGCTGATGCTCGTATCTCAGGCCCCTGCTGAAGGTAGTGAGGAAGCAACGGAAGAAGAAGAGGAAGAAGGAGAAGAAGGAGAAGAAGAAGGATTCGCAAAGCCCGCAGGTAAACCAAACGGCGATAAGGCTAAGCCGGAAGCGGGCCAAGGCGACCCGAAAGATAAGCCGAAGGGTAAACCTTCTGACTCTGAGGAATCAGAAGAAGATCAAGCCTTTGCAAGGCAGCGGGGTAAGACGAAAAAGTCGTTTGACCAATTCGAAGAGAAGGAATCACTTAGCCAATTTGAAAACGACCGATTCAGGGACGAAGCACTCAAACTTATGCTAATGGGGGCAATATGAGCGCGGCGTATTTCCTCATTAACGACATCGAAAAGGGTGCGGACTGGTCTCTATACATCACGTTTCAAGAAGTAGACGGAACGGCCACCAACCTGACAGGATGCTCTTTGCGAATGAAGATAAAAACGGATTTCACCAGCAATAACGGTACAACCATCGCCAATCTGACGTCAGCAACAGGAGAGATCACAATACTGTCGGCAATTAATGGCACAACAGTGATTGCGATGCCTTCGTCCCAGACATCAAACTTGACCGCCGGAAACTATGTGTATGACTTGAAACTCATTACTACGACCGGCGCGGTTGAATATGAAATAAGGGGTGGGGCGACAATCTTACAGAGTGTGACCGAATGAGTATTGCAATTGTCGTCCGGAAATCCAGTAGCAACACAATCACCATCGTCAGATCGGGAACCGTCACGATCATTGGCGGATCGTCAGTGCCTGCCACGACTTCCACTTTGGGTGGGATTATTGTTGGGGCTAATTTGGCGATACTGGCAAACGGGCTATTATCAGCCACGGGCGGTGGTGGATCGGCTACAAGTAATTTACCCTGGTCGAATATCACCAGCAAACCAACATTCGCCAATGTCGCTACCAGTGGACTCTACAGCGACCTGACTGGCACGCCTAATCTGGGTGTTTATCTCACGATCACAGCGGCCAATGCGACTTACTCCGCTTTGGGCCACACTCACGCATTCGGCACGCTCACGGGCCTGCCAAACACGCTGGCCGGGTACAATATCACTGACGGGCTGACAGCGGCAACAGCGGCATCAACTTACGCTTTGCAAGCCACGATCATCACAGCCGGTACAGGCTTGACGGGCGGCGGATCACTGTCAACAGGCCGAACGCTGGCACTTGCCACAAGCGGTGCCACGGCGGGTGTCTACGGATCGGCAACGGTGGTGCCGGTGGTCACGGTGGATGTCTATGGGCGGATCACTGCGGCATCAAATACCACGATTGCAATTGCATCCGGCCAAGTCAGTGGCCTCGCTACATCAGCCACAACAGACACCACCAACGCCAATAACGTCACGAGTGGCACGCTCGCCAACGCTCGCTTGGGCGTCTCAAATAGCACCCTGACCTATGCGGCAAACACAACATGGTCAGCGGATTACCTCAAGGTTGCAACATTACCGCTCTCCGGCGCATGCAATTTGACGATATCAGGACTGTCAGCGGGCGGGACTTACAATCTGATCGTCAAGCAAGATGCGACCGGATCGCGAATTGTGACATATGCGACGGCCGTCAAGTGGTCTGCGGGTGCTGCTCCAACGCTTTCGACGGCGGCAAATGCAACGGATATCGTGTCATTTATTTATGACGGCACGACACTGTTTGGCACGGCCTTGAAAGGCTTTGCTTAATGTTAATGCCATTCGCATTTCAGCAAGGTGCATCAGTCGCGGCATGGACACCGTTGTCATTGCCGCTTTATGGCTGGTACAAGGCGGAAGTCGGGACTGGCGTCTCCACTGACGGTGCAGCCGTTTCAGCGTGGCAAGACCAGTCTGGCAACGGGAAGCACTTGGCACAGGCAACAACGGCGAATCAGGGCGTGTTCCGAACGGCGGCGAACGGCGTCAATGGCCTGCCGGTGCTGGAGTTTGCAGCATCGTCAGCTACTCCCAGATTTATCCAAGATACCGCGTTTTTGGGCTCAGACAGCGATGGGTTCAGCTTCTACATTATTTCGCGGAACTTGCCTGTCCGCACTCAATACGGGGGCGCGTTTACAATTGGGCCTCGATCTGGGGCTGGCTCTATCAATCAATTCTGTGACAACCCGACGGCTGGCTCTGTCGTTCTCCGCAACCAGTACGGCGCAACTGATTGGGGGAACAGTGCTTATACCGCGAATTATGCTGTCACGAAGGTGTCCTGTGGAGCCTCCTACGACTCTGTCAAATACAAGACAACTTATACGTCCGCGATTACCCAGCCGACCGCTGGAAATATTGCACTCGGGGCCGGTTTCAGCATTGGGGTAAACTATTACGGCTCCGTAGGCTCCCAAATTGCTGAAGTCATCGTCTGCAATCGCGAACTGACAACCGGATCCGGATCCGAAGAAGCAAGCCTAAACACCTACCTTCGCGCCCGTTACGGCTTCGACCTTGACCACGGCGTTGACTTACCCGTTACAGGTGCAGCACTCTGGCTTGACGGCAGCCGATGGGACACCTTGTACGACGGTTCGGCCACGCCCGCACTCGTCACGGTTGACAGTGGAGCGATCCAGACAGCCAACGATTTATCGGGCAACGGGCTTAATGCAACTCAGACCACGCTTGGCAACCGACCCACCTACAGGACGCCTGTCAACGGCGTCAACGGCTTGTCAGCCATCCAGCACAGCAACACGGGATGGTATTTCACGACCGCATCGGCC